TATACAGCTCTCTTAGATCATTTCAGGGTTTTCTCATCTCGATGTGGAAAGCCTGCTCACTTGGTACTATGACTGATCATGTCATGGACCAAATTCTTGAACTCTGTTTGGAAGATGGTGACACCTATTTTTCTGGTGACTACGACTCAGCTACTGATGCATTGTCTATGATGGCAACTTCGGTTTGTCTTGAGAGGATATTAAGTAACATTGGCATGTCTAAAACGCTGATGGCTCAGATGGCACGCAAGTGTCTAGGGGCTGCTTATATCCACTATCCTGATGGTTCTGTTGTTCTACAGACCCGTGGTCAACTTATGGGTAATCCTCTTTCTTTTGTGCTATTGTGTATTATAAATCTCTCGACCTATATGAGAACTTACACGATTACCGGACGTCGCGACCCCAGATTAAAAAGGGTTAAAATTAACGGCGACGATATTGCTTTTAAGGGCAAGAAACAGGATGGTGCTCGTTGGCGTGAAGCTGCTGACGATGTTGGACTTATTGTTAATGAAGCTAAAACTTATGAAAGCTCTAGATGGCTTCTCATTAACTCTATTTTCGTGGATATGACTAACAAGAAGAGGGTTGAATATATTCCTCTTTCGGTTACTATTGGTCATAATATTAAGAGAGGTGAGGTGACTCGTACTCTCGGACAGGCTCCGGCCATTTGGGAATTGATTGAAAGGTGTCCAAACTCTCGCTCCAGAGATATGTGCAGAAGGATCTATCTAAGAACTATTGATAGACTCTGTCCTCATCTGGGTGCGTTTGTGCCTAATTTCTTTCTCCATAAGGATCTTGGAGGGATTGGTATTGTACCACCTTCCGGCTGGAAATTCGGGATTAGTAAGCTACAGCGTAAAGCTGCTACTTATTTTCTTCGTAATCGAGCTGTCCGTGCTATTAAAGAGAAGATCATGGAACTGCCTAAAGCGGTTTCCCGAGCACTTGAGAAGTTGAATAAGCTTCGTCCTCCCACTTTTGATTTCGTTCTTAAAGGGAGACCTGTCGAGGGTCCTCTTCGCGAAAATCAGGAAGATGTTCTCGATTATTTGGAACGTCTCCTTCCACGTTGTCTTCAGTCCACTGCCTATGTCACAGGGCCTGGAAAGAGTCTTGATTATGCACTCTTCCATGATTACCGAAAGGCTCTAAATTGGCATGAACCTTCCTGTCGTACAAAAAAACTCCTTAGCTATGTTCCTGCCAGGGAGATCTGTCAAGTTTACGCTTGTCCCTATGAATCGAAGAACTGTACGTACCTTGAATTCGGTGAACTAATTGTTCCTCTACCTGACGTTGAATCTGACTCTGATTCGATGCCCGATCTGGTAGATGATGGAGACTCTTATTGTTCCTACTGTTGCTTGTGGTCTCACTGCAGGCACTGTGGAACTGGCGACCGTCATCCTTGTGATGATTGTCGTTGAGTCTGATGAACAGAAAAGACCCCTATACGCGAGGCTTGCTATAGGTCTGTTCACACCATATGAGTGTATTGCCCTGAACACGGCGTTAAACTGTCCATGGGGTTGTTAGATTTAGTACCCAAAACGGTGCGTTTTGGTAATGAAGTTACCAAGTCTGGTATACTGTCGCTGCAAGAGGCTTAACCTAGGTTTTGCATTCAAGTTTGAATTAACTCGGAGGTGGACAGCAGACCGCTTAATAGTTCCGTACTAAGGTCCTTGTGATCGGAATGTCGACAGACTACACGGGTACCCGTATGTCGGTTCTAACAATGTATAGTCGCTCTCTGGAGAGAGAGGGATCCCATACTAAACACTCATGAATACCTTGAAAGGTAAGACTCCCTCTTCAGTCTCAAAATCGAAGGGGAAAAAGAACGTGAATCAGAAGAAAAAGTCTTCCAATTCAAAATTGCGCGGTGATTTGAAATCCGCGCCTGTCATCCAGTCCCGAACTGTTCGAACTGGCCGACCTTATGTATCTTCGTCAGATTCCTCTGGCGATGGCCGTGTGTTCATCCGGCATCGCGAATATGTTTCTGATGTTTTCGGTTCCGTGGACTTCGCGGTCCAAGGTTTTCCGATTAATCCAGGGATCCCTTCTCTGTTTCCTTGGCTTTCTACCATTGCCAACCGGTATGAGTCGTACCTATTCCGTAAGCTTCGTTTTGAATATGAAACCTCGGCTTCCAGTATGACTCCTGGGTCTGTGATGTTGGCTGTTGATTTTGACGCCGCCGACTCCGCTCCCTCTTCCAAGCAGCAGCTTATGTCTTATCATAATGCTGTACGATCTGGTGCTTGGGAAGAGTGTTGCTACCGTTCCGATGGCCCTGACTTGAAAAAGTTCGGTGTCCAAAGGTATTGCCGTAGCAGCCCTCCCGGTCCGAATCTCGATATCAAGACTTACGATGTCGGGAATCTCTTTTTGGCGACTAAAGGTGAAAGTGATACATCTGTGATCGGTGAACTCTATGTCGATTATGACGTTGAGCTCATGACTCCTCAAATTGCTGAAGCTCCTGGTCTGTCTATGGAACACATTGAGTGCTCTCCTGTGACGATTGACCAACCTTTGGCGAATCCAATCTATTCAGGCTCTTCTTATGCCGTTGTTCGTGGCGTAAGTACTCTTGATTTTGGCGTTACTAGTGGGACGTTTCTTATCTCTCTTTTTGAGACTGGAACTGTCTTCAATGGAAATAACGTTGACGCTACCGTTACCGGCGGCGCCACTTTGACGCAAATTGGATATACTGGTGCCGTCTCTCCTGACGGTCTCCATGGTTTGTGGGAATTTGAGTTGCAATGTGTTGGTGCTCCTACCACACTTGCTTTTGATTTCGTTACTCCGTTCTGTGCGAATACGATTACCTCGTCTTCTATCAGAATTGTGTCTTACTAAAGATCACCGGAGTCCCTTGGATGGACTTTAAAGATCCTCGCACGGAGTGTCTCAGGCTGACACTATAATTGGAGCCTACCGCGCATATCTCAGTTGCCTTTTGCGACTTGAGGGGTGGGATAGAATCCCACTGGGGAACACCTGGCTATGCAGTAACGACGATGATGAAGGGTTCTTATCCTGATGTTCGTCTAGCCTGTGTGGAGAGTGTTCTATTGTGATTAGAGCGTAGTACCATTTAGGTCCCTGTACCTAGATTGTCCCGACAAACGTATAGGTCTCGTTGTCTATAAAGCCATTTCATTATGGTATGACTTATCTTCGGATGTACATAGGAGATATTAAGGTTTGTTTGGAAAAGGATGTCACCTGTCCGGGTCCTCTGAGGAGGCTCTCCGATTGGTAATTAGATTGACGGTTGGGGTGTGTGTAGCGTGAAATGCATACACTCCGTAATCTATTCCATCAACGAACTGACATCTAGATCAAACTGGTTTTGGTCCGCT